CTCAGGACCATCTAGCCGCGTGCCGTTTTGTAGCAGCCATTTCGCCATGATCCGACGCGGAAAGGTGTCGTCGGTATAGCGCTCAAAGTACCAAGCAAAATCTGGCGTGTGATCGTAATAGCCAAGCCGGCGGCGAACCTCGGCAAACAGCAGGCAACAATCGACCGTGCCTGAACCATCGCCGGGGTAGGCGCCCCACGCACGCTTCAAGCCGATTAGGTCGTTCACCGCAAATACAGCTCGCTGTTAAGAGGCAGCGGGCCAACGTTTTCGCGTGTCAAGGTTCGAGCTGGGAAGGCGCTGCCCACGCTGTCGATTGCAGAGCGGAAACGCAGTTCAACAGTGGTCTCGCTAAAGCTGGCGCCAATGCCAATGTAATAATCCGTCAGCGGCGTCAGGATTTGATCGCTGGCATTAAGCCACGCTGTTGTGAACGCCAAGGTGCTCAGGCGGTTGCCGTTGGCTTGCTCCACCAGCCGCAGTACAACCTCAAGATTCGGAAACAGCACCTGTAGCGTTTCGTTGTCGCCATTGAGCGTGGCAAGCGCACCAGATGCTTGAAACGGAGCAAAGCCGTAAGACTCGCTCAGATACGTACTACTGGCGCCGACAAAATAATTCTGGTAGCGATGAACGACACCACCAGCCGTTGTCAGTTTGAAATACTGTGCGATGCGAATTTCGCTCATCAGTAATCAAGCTCCCCGGCAAGGCTGATCGTCACAGTGTTACGTCCCACGTAAACCGAACGCACTTCAGGCGGGCTGGTGTATTCCCACTTGATTTGCGTGGGTGATTGAATCTTGCTGGTTAGCGTTGCGTCCATTCCAGCAAATGTTTCGGCGGGCAAGGTGAACCGACTGAAACCGCCAGATGTGCCGTTGTAATGGTCGATCAGCTGGGATGCTGCGGTATCGGTGATGTTGGTGAAGGTCAGTTGCAGTTCGTAGCCATAGGCGCGGTTGCCAAAGGCTCGTTTGACCGTGGCGCCAGACAAGGCGCGATACACCTTTGTAGGGAACTGACCGAGGCGGAAGCTCCGCTCTGACGGTTTGATGCCGGGGAATTGAGCAGTCATCAGCGGAGACCCACGCGGCTACGGGTGCCAGGGCTTTGCTGCAGTTTATCTAAGGTCATTGTCATGCCTCGTTTTGCTCCGTCGCTGGCGGCTTGGCGGCGGGTGGCTGCCATGGCTTGCTCCAGTTGATCTCGGCTGACGTATTCAACCCCGCCGATGTTGGTGGTTTGGAAGCTCATGTTGAGCACTGGCGCACCTGCTGCAGCGGAATTGGAACCCATGGCAGAACGCAGGTCGTTGTTTGACATGACGTTGCCGCCTGTGCTGGGCAAGAACAACTCAGGTCCGCGCTCACCAACCACATAAGGTTGCCCAACCGAGACGGGGCCGCCATTGGCAAGTCCGATTCCGCCAGCCATGCCTGTAAGGGGGCCTTCCATTGAGTATTGGCGCATGGGTGCCAATGTGGCTTCTGTAATACCGGACTTAGACATATCGGCACCTCCACCACCTCCGCCTAAACCGGCAAAAATTCTTGCAATACCTATTGCAATGTATTGAGCAATCATTTGTTGAGCTGTCTGTAATAAAGCGTTACCAACAGCGTCCAGAAACTCAGCAAATACTTGCTGTGCCGTTTTTGTGCCACGGATAATTTCAGAAAGGTTTGTTGTCATTAAACCGGCAATTTGATTACTGACTCCTTGTATAAGTTGGCCGTAACGGCCCATAAATTGCTGTTGTCTTAGCAGTGCCTGTTCGGACAACTCTATTTGAGACAGATACTGTTGTTCCAGTTGGATAGCGCTTAAGGTACTGGTTATACGACTATCTAGCAATCCCAGTTCTTCTGAAGAAGCTGAAGAAGCTACAGCATTACGCTCTATTTGCAGATCAGCTAGCTGCCTCTCTAGTGGAACCAGCGTTTCATAGCGGCGTGCAGATTGATCTAACTGCTGATTAAGTTGTTCTAGGGTATCTCCGCCTAAAGGGTTGGCCAGCTGAGCCTGGATACGCCCTAATTGGCCGCCGCGTTGTTGTCCAATGTCCTGAAGCTGGCGAGGGCCTTCAGTCGCTGCAAGGGCGCGAGCGGTTTCTAGACGAGCAATGTCTAATTGAAGCAGACGGGCTTTTGCTTGGGCTTGACCTTCTAAATTAGCTCGTTGCTGATAGTAAATAGAAGTAAGAAGCTCTTTTTCTTTTGCTGATATATCTGCTGAAAGTAATTTTTGATCTAGTTGTAGATCTAGTATGCGTGCTTCTACGTTTAGCCGCTCTTGTTGTTGACGTAAGCTTTCCTTTAATCCAGCTAGCTGTCCTTGAGTAGTTGTTGTGCGGGTTACATCTACATCGGCGGACTCTAAAGTAACTTGACTTAGTTCAATTTGTAAACCCAGTATATTTTTTACTGTCTGTTCCTGTTTGCGTGCGGCTTCCTCCGCTCTGCGGGCCGCCTCCTCTTGGCGCCGCTGTAGTTCTTCAATACGCTGCCTTTCAATGGCATTAAGATCAATTTGTGTCTTTAGACGACTTTGATCTAGTAGGATCAAACGTTCTTTACCACTAATCTGTCCTTGAACAAACTTGTATTCAATTTCAGCTTCACGACTAATGCGTTCTTGTTGCGCAAGGCGCTGAGAGGTGTATACGAAAAGATCGAGGTTATTTTTAGCGCTAAGTGTCGTTAAAGCGGCTTGTGTACGTAGTTGGTCTGTTTCTTGCCGCAGACCGGCGGCTCGCTGTGCAGCTTCTGGAGTAAATACAGCCACTTGTCGCCGTTTTTCGCCTTGCAGGGCAACTTGGCCTATGAAGCTGGCGATAGAAAAACCGCCTTTTTGAGGATTAGTACGCTCAATTTCCTTAAATGTTTTAATAACTTCAGCGGTTATTAACGTGAGCGTAGTTTTAACTTGTTTACCAAAGTTGTCCCAGCCGTTGCCTGCGTCTTGAAGAGCTTTCGTGTTTTCCCTTCCGATTACGGCACTGAGTTCGTTAAAGGCTACTTGGGCAGCGCGTGCCGTTTGTCCGCTGCTTTGCAGATTGGATATAAGGGTACGAGTTTGAGGATTTAGACCTCCCAGCAAGGCTTCAAGACTTTGCGTAGCATCTCCAGTTCCACGCAGAGCTTTTGCGAAGTCTCTAGCAGAATTAGCAGCTGTATCAAAAGCACTACCTATTGCGGTGCCAACAAGGGATAAACCAAAACCAAAAGAACCGCCTAATGCGCCTCCGATGGCACCGCCTGCGCCGCCACCGACAGCTGCGCCAAGGCCTTGACCAAAAAGTAAGGGGAACGCGCCGCCAATGATTGCATTGCCCGCTGCTTCAGATGCTTGTTTTCTATTTGTTGCTCGTTTGGCAACGGCAGCAGCATTGCGTTCCAATACTTTGTTGAGTTTGATCTCAAATAGTTCTTCTCTGGTTATTAACTGTAAAGTTTCTCGCCTAATCGCGTTTTCTTGCTGCTTTGTTTTGAGTATTGCTTGTGCGTTAGCGGCTTCTCGTTGTCCTCCTGTGAAGCCGCCACTGAATCCCGGACCACCGGGCGCAAACTCGACCGCTCCGACTGTTTGCCCTCTCAGAAACTCTTTTTGTAGCCTTTGTTGGCGGATAAATTCAGCAGTTTGTGCACGAGCGGCGCGAGCTGCAGCCTCTGTACGCTGCGTGAATTCTTGCTGTCTATCTGCAAGTTTTTGTGTTTGATTAGCGCTTTCGGCGGCAGCATTTGCTTGGGCTTCTAGAGCAGCTTGAACTTTTGCTGCTTGCGCATCTAGCTTGGAATTAGCGAGCTGCCGCTCACGTTCAAATTGGTCTTGTAGTACCGCGTTTAATTCAGTACGTCCCTTGCGTTCGGCAAGTATCTGTTCTGTTCGTCCACGGAGTTGTGAGGATAGTGCGACTGGCGAAGCCTGGCCAGGGCCGATAGGACCAGCGTATTGCGTAGTTTCTCTTACGCCAGCGGCGGCAAGCTTCGCTTTCCGCTCTTGCTCAGTGATTTGTTTTAGTAGCTCGGCTCTTTCACGTAGGCCTGTATTAAGCTCGTTTGTTGCTGTTATGTATTTTTTGGCTGCAATAGTTGCTTCATCTGTGCCCAAAGCGACTTCATTAAATGCAGCAGCTGCCCGGCCTACAACGTCACGTAAATTGTTGATGTTGCGGACAATGCCTCCGCTACCGATATTTTCTAGGTAGTTGTTGAGTTGGTTTACAAGTTTTGATGTTGCGGATACTTCGTTTTGAAGCCGCTTAAGTTCTTGGGCGCCGCGTACCGCAATTTCAATATCGGCTCTGTAAGCCACGGCTCCACGTCACACTCTGGTACTTCAGTTTACGGTGTAAAAAAGCCGCCGGGTTAGCGGCGGCGTCTGGCCTTGTCCATCTCCTTCTGCTGGTCTTCGTTCAGGATCTGGAAGTAAGCGCTCCAGCCGAGTAATTCCTCGGCTGTCATGGTGGTCCGAACTTCGGTAAGGGTTAGGCCCAGTTCTTTGGCGACGCCAAACTGGAGCATGAGCCAGTTGTCCTTGCGGAGTTCGGCGCTCAGGATTTTGGGTCGATGGGCTCGGCGTCGTCGGTCAGGATCGCCAGCATCAGAGCCTGCAAGTCTTTGTCCTTCACCTCGTTCTTCAGTACGTCTACTTCGCCGACGCTGAACAGCTTCGAGCCGGATTCGTCGAGGGCCTTGGCAATCAGCAGTTGGAGTGCGAAGGCGTTGGCGTCGTCAGATTTGGCCTGTTTTTGGGCGCGTTCGCGCTCAGCCATCGTTAGTGGTGCCACCCACATTTCAAATTTGCTGCCGTCGGACAGCTCTACTACTTTTTTGACTGGCTCCAGGTTGGCGGCCTTGCGGAGACGGTCGATTGCGCGTACAGGAACGGGCATACCAATGCTTGGGGTATGGGATTAGTGTAGCGGAGTAGAAATGAAAAACCCCGGCTGGGGGCCGGGGCTTGCTGAACTGACTGCGACAGCAGACTATCAGGCGGAGGTGCTGAAGTCGAAGGTCGGGGTGCCAGCAGGGCGGAAGTTGACAGTCACCGATTGGGCGTCGTCGGGGTTGATGTTCAGGCTGGCCGAGGTCAGTACTGCATCAAAAGCGATGGAGCGGCTCAGGCTCTCGCTCAGGGTGCCGCCGCTGAACACGCGGTCGGTGTAGAGCTTGAAGGCAGCGCCGTTTTGCTGGCGCTGGAGCACGTCCTCGATCATGCGGTTGGACAGGGCGGCGTCCTCGTTGGTCATGTAGACCGTTGCGGTGCCGGTGCCATCGCCGAAGCCACTGATGTAGCTACGGAAGGGCACGTACTGACCAGGGGTTTGACCGATGGTGGTTACGTCGATCTCAGCGCGGCTGATCTCGAAACTCCAGTCGCGGACTTGGCCGACAACGGCGAAGTCGGCGTAATACACCTCAAACTCGTTGGGGGCAGCCACGGTGCCATCGTCGGTGATGGCAAGGATGGTGCCGCCGGCAGAAGTCGATACGGTGAGCGCACCAGTTGCAGCGGTATAGCTCAGGACGTAATAGGTGGTGGCGTCAGAGATGGGCGCAGGCAGGGTGCCGGTGCCGGAGCCGCCCGTCTGGCTGTTCACCACGCGGAATTTCACCGGGTCGCCTGCCTTGAAGTTCAGGTAGGGGGCGACGGTGATTACATCGGTGCCAGTGTTGACGCCGGCTTCGCCGAAAGTGCCGGTGGTGCCGGCGGGTTTGTAGTAGAGGGCGCCGGACGTGCCGGACAGAACGGTGGTGGCCATAGGGCGTACCAAGTGGACGTTGTGGGCGGGCACTGCCCGGCTTAATACAGGTTAGCGCCTGTTGTTAAGCATCACCTACGACAAAACAGTTGCGACGTAAGAGGTATCAATCCTTCCTACAAAGTGTGGGGCTTCCTCTGTCGCTGAAAATGTCGGCCCATTGATTTCGCCGACGCGGAAAAACACGCCGCTTGTTGTTTTGGCGGTGTTGTTTAGTGTCTCCAGTGCGTTGACTGCTGTAGTAATCAAGGTTTGGTTGCGGGCTGGACCTTTGCCTTTTTCGGTGAAAATGCGGATAACAACAGCGCCACGGGCGTTGTCAACGCTGCTGGTAAGCGTGGGTTCGTTGGTAATACCGAAAGTAACATTGACGCGAACGTACTCAGTGGTGGTGTTAGGCGGGACTGCTGTGATGTTGTCGAAATACACTGGTACTGGTGGCACCAGTGCGCCAAACGCTGTAAGCAGCGGGTTTTCAACAGCGGCGCGGATTGCTTGGTAGTTCATAAACGGATGCGTCCCAGTTCTTCGTCCATTTCAATCCGTATCCGCCTATCTATAGCACCGCCACGGGCATAGGTTGTGTACCAGTCAAGCGGGGCTGTGCTGCGGTTAGGGCCTTCATCATCCCCTATCAAGTCGCCGCGATAGCCGCTTACACGAGTGCCGCGATCATATTCCTTTAGCGGAGTTGTACCAGGGTCGATGAAAATACCTTCTGCTAAGTCGCGTGCTTCGTCTGCGTAAGATGCGAAATTTGAGATGGTGTACTTAACATCATCAAAGGCAAAACCACGCCCGCTAAGCAGTGGTGCAGGTACACGCCGTGGAACACCAGGACCGCCATCGCCTGCAGTGCGGCGTCCGTCAGTGGTTTCAATTTGCCAAGAATTTGAAAATTTACCTGACCACACAGGGCCTGCTTCTTGTAGATCTACGACAATTTCTTCTGCGGCGCGAGCTGGTCCTCGACTAAAAGCTGCAACAGCAAGACGATCCAGATTTTGTCCTAAGCGATCCAGTTCATTTAGAAAGCCTCCTTTACGTGCCATTACTGGGGCCTCACGATTAGGGAGTGGTAAACCGGGTTGTCGCCGCGATAAGTGGTGATGGCGATGATCTTTGCTTCGCGGGTTGCTCCAGCTTGTTGGTACTGGATGCGGTCGGCTTCGGTTGGGTAGTAAGTGCCAAGCTCTCCCGCTCCGATGATGACTTTGAGATCGGTTGTTTGGTAAAGACCCTCCGCCTCACGAGGACTTACGCGCGTAATAACGGCTTTGATCGTGACGGTGGTGTCGGAACCAGTGACTGCTCCGGTGGTTGGGTTGTAGGTGCGAGGTGTTGCGGTTTTGATGTACGTGATGTTTTGGCCCCAGTCGGCGAGGACTGAGGTGGGAATTGGGGCGAAGGTGGTGTCGATCAGGCCCATGTCAGCCTCGACGTAGACGGACGGCGTAGTTGGTGGCGCCACCCATGCAGTAGGCGCCGAGGTAAGTCTGCAGCCAGGGGTAGAGGTCGAATACGTTGTTCACCATGCCTGGTGTTGTCGAGCTGGATTTGTATTTGACCTTCAGTTCGCCCAGTTCCACTTGGTCGTACAGGCCGGTAGTGCCCGTGCTGCCGGTGATGGCGTCGGTGTCGTTGGCGAGGGCGCGTGCCAGTTCGTAGGTGGCGACTTTGATTTCTGTTGGGATGACGGTGCAGACCAGTTCGATGCCGTCAACCTCGAAGTCCTCGCGGGGCCACTTCAAGGCTTGGGTTGTGGTGCAGCGGTCGCCGTAGAAGCTGAGGGCGTCGATCCAGCGGGTGGCGCTGATGAGGGCGCGGTTTTTTTGGTCGTCGGTCTTATTTGTCCAAGTGGCTGAGTCTGGGACGGTCTCGAAATATGTGTTTGCAGCGGCCAGCGTCACGTAGCTATTGGCTGACGCGCCGGCAACAGTGGCATCAATGACGGCAGCCACAATCAGTACATCCTTTGTTTGAGTCTAGCGCCAGTGCGTGATTTCCTCTGTTTGGGTGGATCGCGCAGCACCATTGAGTGATAAACCTTGGCGCCAAACATTTCCAGTTCAGCTTGGGCTTCTAGGTGTTGGCCATATTGGACGTCGACAAAGCTGCGACAGTTATCCTGTAGTACGAAGAGACGCACTGTACTCATGCCTGCTCGCAAAGCTGCTGACAGCCTAGAAGTAAAGGAAAAATCCGCACCGTCCGCGCTGCCCGGTGACACCGTTCGCTCACTGGAGCCCGTCGCTGAGGCAATCCGCGAAATGTTTTCCGCCGGTAAAGATGCAGAGACGATCCAGCAGGAGCTGGCCGTTAGTCCACATGTGTTTCGTGAACTGCTCAGCCACTCTTACAAGATGGTGGGTCGTGCTCCAGAGATCTTTGAGTATCAGGAGCGGATTCGGATTGGTGAGATTGAGGGTTAAATATGCGTCCATGTACGCCGCAAAAGTATTTTTGATGCGGTAGACGGCGTAATCTTGTACTTTTCAGCTAAACGTTTTAAGTATCCTGGCTTGCGGTCATCTTCGCCCCGTAAAGCCAGGACTTTTTGTTCGTCAAGTTTTGCCAAACGGCACTCAGAACCTTTTCGTGTAGGCGGTTTCGGGCTTAAACCGTAGCCGTATGCATGTGCCATGTTCTCGCTTTGTGTGCAGTATTCCAAGTTTTCTAACCGGTTATCTGTTTTATTACCGTTCTTGTGATTAGTTACACAACCATCAGGACAGGGACCTACCCACGCTTCTAGAACAAGGCGGTGCACCAGTTTATTTTTTATGCCCGCAGGAGTTTTTACGGATACTTTTTTATACCCTTGGCGGTGATCTGCTTGTTTTAGTTCAAACGGTTCTAAACGGTGATAGCTAATTATTTTTCCGCACCGTGATGCGCTATAGCCAATAGCGGATGGAATGGGTCGAGTTTCCATGAAAAAAAGGGGCTCCGAAGAGCCCCTATCCTACAGCACTGATAACGAGTTATCAGTATGCCGAGACATCGAAAGGTGTATTGACCAGCAGGCGAGCAATGGGCACTTGCTTGGTGGTGCTGTACACCAGGCTCCAGCTTTCGGTAGCAGCCAGGTTGCCGGAGGTGGAGGCGTTGGTGGGGTTGTCGCCGGCCACGTTCCACTTGGTGCCGGTCACGTGATAACCGTAGTGGTAGTCAACGGCCAGGATGTCCTGCATCGACAGGATGTTGCGGTCTGCAGCCAGACGCAGATCCTGTTGGATGCCCTCGGAAACGACGCCGCTCTGGAAGAGGTACACGGGGTACTTCTTGGCGTGGGTCGAGGTGCCGCCGGTCAGAGCGGTCAACTGGTCGTCGATCACAACGCGGAGACCGGCGAAGAACGGGGTCTCGGTTTGGGTCACGCCCACACCGCCACCGCCCCACACAACGGCGCCACCTGCAGACAATGTCC